GCCCCCGGAGATCGGGACCAAGCGCCAAGCCAACCTGACCGAGCGCCTGACCAACCTTCTGATTCCGAGCGAGAAACCCTCGCCGCAATCGCCGCCCTCATTGCAGAAGCCGACAGGCACATCAACCAACTCAACGCCTGCATCGACAGTTACAACAAAGTGAGGGAGCAGTTGAATGGTAAACGTTGAGCAACTTCAAAGACTTCACATTGGTGCTGAGTGGGTTGACGCGCTGAACTCCACGTTTGCCAAGTTCAACATCAACAGCCCCAGGCAGCAGGCCGCATTCATTGGGCAGTGTGGTCACGAGTGTGGTCACTTCAAAGTCCTGCAAGAGAACCTAAACTATCGGGCCGCAACGCTGATGAAGCTGTGGCCCAAACGATTCCCGACTCAAGAGATAGCAGATCAGTATGCTGGAAACCCTAAGAAGATTGCCAACATGGTTTACGCCAACCGCATGGGTAACCGTGACGAGGCATCCGGTGATGGTTATCGTTTCCGTGGTCGTGGCTGTATTCAGCTTACAGGCCATGCCAATTATTTCCATGCTGGCAAGGCTCTGGGCATTGACTTTGTATTACAGCCCGATCTGGTCGCAACTCCTGCTTATGCGGCACTGACCGCAGGCTGGTTCTGGTCAACCCACGACTGCAACAACCTGGCTGAGAACAGCAACTGGACTGGTCTGACCAAGAAGATCAATGGTGGGACCATTGGATTGCAGGACCGCATTGCCCACACTGAGAAGGCTTTGCAAGTCCTGTCTGCTTAATCCCTGCCAAGCAACCAGATGTGGAAGTCTTCTGGGACTTTCCCTTCTGCCTGACATTTGCGGCAATACTCCTGGTATTGCTGGTCAAGAGCAGCCCAATCAGTTGACTCCATCTTCGCCTCCTTGTGCGCCCAGACGCTTGAGCCGCTTGGTGTAGTCGCCAACCAGTTCAGACTTGTGGGCAATATCCATCCGGTCCACGTTCATCTCATTGGCCTCACGCAGTTCACGCATCTTGGTCATGCGTAGCCGTGGGGTTATGCTGCCAGCGTTCTCGATCTGATCTCTGATCATCATCATGGCATCGAACAGTTCTTGAGATGAACCATAGATTCTTGGTTCTTTACCAGGCAGTGCCAGGTTGAACACTGCCCCTGTTGCTGGTTTGGCTGGAACCTCGATGTTATCCAGTGGATTCTTGGGCGCTGGCCTGCGGCTGGCGGCATTGCCATCGTCGTCTTCTGGTGCAATGCCACATGCTGCCATCAGGGAATAGCGCCGAGCGTAGGTCAGGGCAGATGCGTATCCCTGCGGGTCTTGTTTGACAGCAGGGAAGTGGACGATGCCACACTCCAGCATCTCACCAGACTCATGCACAAACACAGTCTCGCACATGATGCCATCTGCACAGTCATAATTTTTTTGCAGTAAAAAGATGCCGTTGTCATTCAACGAATCAATCACTGCCTCGATGCAGGCAGACAGGTTGGCGTACTTGGTACGGAAATGCGGGTTGGTGGATGTCTTCAGAGCAGGCCCGAACTGTCGTTGTGCTTTAACTAAGGCTGATGCAATTTCTTTCATTTCTTATCCTCGTTTTGTGCTTTAAAGATTGCGTATTCTGCTGACGTTTTCGAGCCTACCTCGATGGTCACCTTCATAATCTCGTCACCAGTAATCCAGATGGGCAGAGAGAAACTCTCTGGTACAGGCACATTGGCATTGGTGTAGGCAGTAACGGTACGAGCCACAATGTCGTTTGCTGCCTCATAGAGTTTGTGCATGGGGTGGTCAGTCGTGACCTTTGATTTAATTCTTGACGACTTCATTGTGTTACTCCAAGTTGATCTGCAATTCTTTCAGTAACCTCACCAATAGAGAGGCTCAATGCTTTTGATATTAGTGTTAATGATTCATCAATGATTTCATCATAAGTTCCAGGGTCAGCCTGCTTGATTGATTCCAGTGTCATTCGAGCATCTTCTAGTGCATCAACATCTGCACTCAAAACAGATACAAGATAATCAAAATCTGATTGCGTATTGTTCATTTGATTTCCTTGATTGAGAGGGTTGACTGGCGCACCGAGTATGCAGGTTTTGCCGGTGTAATTTTTTCCTGAGTTTCCTTGTAGTGACGCATGGGCCATTTGATCTGCCACTTGCCACACTTGGCACTGCCAAACCCCTGCATCATCGCCTTGAGTTTCAGTTCTTTCTCGGCAACCTGATCCTCCATGCTTTTGATCTCAGCCTTGAGTCCAATGATGGCGCTAGCAATACCCTCGTACTCGTCACCCAGATCAATGTCCTGGTCGTTGGCTGTGGGCCAGACTCGGTTGGCATCCTTGTTGTCAGCAGGCGGATAGTAATCAAGTTCCCCGGTCTGACGGAACTTCTCCAGCCGCAACTCAAAGTCGTAAGCTAGGTTCTTGATGTGTTCCTGCGTGGCCTGATGGGGTTTGAACAGGAAGATACGGAGTTCGATGCCTGAGTACAGACACCCGATTGCCGCCCATTCCAGACCAGTACACATCATTACGCCTTGCACCTGGATTGGCCCACGGTATAGCGGCAGGGATTCTTCCTGATGACTTCTGGTCAGCTTGGATTCCAGCACACCATTACCCTTGAGCGTGATCGAGTCACCGTCCACCACATAGATGCCGTTGGAAGGATCGTGCTGGATGACGATCTCCTTGTCCACAAAAGCAATGGCATCAGCACTAGCGCCGAGCGCCAGTTCAGGATGCTTGAAAGCCTTGTCAGGCATCTCGTAGCGGTCGATGCCAAGACGCTTGGCAATCTCCGCAATGATGGCAGGCTCAAGCAGGTTGCCCCAATCTGCCGCCTCGCCTGCTGGAGTACGAGCGTCCTCGCCAAGAATGGACTTGGCACAGAACATCAGGGTGTCGTTTGGTTTGGAGTAAGGACTCACTCCGAACAGGGATGGCAACTGGCTGCATGACAGCATCTCGTCGCTGGTTAACTTAGGCATCTGTTTTCTCCACGATTTTGACAACTCGCTGTTGACGACCAGACTTACCGGGGCGAGTCAACCCGGTGTCTACGATGTAACCCTTGTCCAGCAGACTGCGGAATCTGGCAGTCACGCTGGAGTAGGGGCGGTGGGACAGGATGCTCAGGACTTCATCCTGAATACAGCCGTCAGGATGGAGCGCAATTGTGCTGTACACCAGTTGCTCCATTGATGCGGTATCGACGCTTGCAGCGGCCTCTATGGACGTTACAGGGGCATCTTTGCGTACCAGCTTCTGCCAGAGAGTTCCGAAAGTCATAGCGGTGCATCCTCGTAGTCATCAAGGCCAAAGGGAATGTCGCCAATGGGCGGCGTTTGGATGGGTTGGGTAGGGAAAGGCCAGTTCATTCTTGCTCCATAGTTGGAAGTTAAAGATTACGCTGATTGCTATCAACGTGAAAGCACTATACCACAGAGGCAACCATGCAAGAACATAGGTGTTTTCCCTAGTTGCATGATTTCACAATGAAAGCACTACAATGCCACACATGAAACACTTTATCAAGCCCAAGATCAAGGTCATCCCGGTGATGGTTCGCATCCGACCGCAAGCAAAAGAACTGCTTGTTGCCGCCTCGCAGGACCAGCGCCGCAGTCAAGCCAGCATCGTCGAGGAGTTGATCATTGACGGACTGGCTCGGAAGTACAGCAGTTTGGATGTTCGTTTGTCAGCCATGTTGAAAGGTCAAGATGAATCAAGTCAAGTGGGAACCCCCTCCGGGGACTAAGGTCACGATGCCTAGTGTCCTGATCACGGACAAGAACTATCAGTTCACCAGGGAGGCAGATGTGCAGGCAACCTGGAAGCGTTTTGGCTGGATACCACCGGAACCAAGGCCAGAAGTTAAAGTTAACAAATGAAATTTCTTAGCGTTTGTTCAGGGATTGAAGCGGCTTCTGTTGCTTGGAATCCTTTGGGTTGGGAGGCGGCAGCGTTCAGCGAGATTGAACCTTTCCCTTGCCAGGTTCTCAAACATCACTATCCAGGCGTACCCAATCTGGGCGACATGACCAAATTTAAGGAATGGAATCTTGAGCCAATTGACCTTTTTTGCGGAGGAACTCCCTGTCAATCCTTCTCAGTCGCAGGACTCAGAAAGGGATTGGATGACCCTCGTGGCAACCTCATGCTTACCTATCTTGCCATCGCTGACAAATTTCGCCCCCGTTGGCTGGTTTGGGAAAACGTCCCCGGCGTCCTGTCGTCTAACGGAGGACGGGATTTTGGAGCCTTCCTCGGAGGGTTGGGGCAACTCGGGTATGGGTTCGCCTACCGAGTGCTTGACGCTCAATACTTCGGAGTGGCCCAAAGACGCCGTCGTGTTTTCGTTGTCGGATACCTTGGTGACTGGCGACCTGCCGCAGCGGTACTTTTTGAGCGCGACAGCTTGCGCGGGAATCCTGCGCCGAGCAGAAAAGCGAGGGAAGTCACTCCCACCCTCACTAAAGAATGCACTGGAGTCAGTCGTCCAGGTCACAATGAAGACGGATGGTACATAGCATCAACTTTGACAAAGAATGGCGCTGGTGGGCAAAACTTTGAGTGTGGAGCCATTGTCCATGGCACACAAGACCCCTGCGTGTTTAACATTGCATTTGCTCAAGGCAGAAACAATGGTGGGGAAAATGTTTTGGTGCAACCAGTTGGCACTGACTTATACAACTGCTCAATCACGGGCGATGTCAGCATGACACTAAAACGCGGAGATGGTAATCCTGCCATCAATCAACCGACAGTCATGCAGCACATGGCAGTACGCAGACTCACACCAGTCGAATGCGAACGTCTGCAAGGATTCCCCGACCACTACACCGACATCAAGCCCAAGGGCAAACCAACCCCTGATGGCCCTCGGTACAAGGCTTTGGGAAACTCTTGGGCGGTTCCGGTTGTCCGTTGGATAGGTGAGCGCATCATGATGGTAGAGGGATTGAATTGACCAAGGATGAAGCACATAAGTTGCTTGACCAGATCAAGGAGGGCACATCAGCTTCTCCAGAACAGGTTGTTGCGGCACTCACTCTTACAGGAGACATTGATGTCTTTCGCAAAGCACCAGATAGCACTGAAGAACAGCAGTCGTCAGGCTCACCCGCTGAGACTGTGCAGTTCTTGTCACTCGGAGAAGCCTCCAGAGGGAGGGATAAAAATGTCGGAAAGCAAGTGGCTTTGTGCTGGCTGCTGGCTAAAAAGGGCTAGGAAATCGTGACCTTTGTTGTGAACTTCCGGGTAGACGGAGAGCCAGTTGGCAAGGGCAGACCAAGGTTTGCTCGGCAGGGTGGATTCGTCAAGGCATACACGCCTGCCAAGACTGCCAAGTGGGAAGACGTAGTGCGTGACCATGCTAGGCAGGCAATGGGCATGAGCGAGCCACTAGAAGGGCCGCTGGCGCTATCTGTCAGGGTGTGGAAGGGTATCCCTGCATCGTGGTCAAAGAAGAAACAGCATGACGCTGTTATCTCGGAGATCAGACCGACTGGCAAACCAGACATTGACAACTACGTCAAGGCAGTCATGGATGCAGGCAATGGGATTCTATGGGTGGATGACAGCCAGGTTGTGGAACTGCACAGCATGAAGGCTTATTCAAAGTACCCATGCGTTGAGATTTTTGTTGCGGAGATATTGCCATGAATGAATCTGTCAAGCGAGGATTGAACTTCCTGAACCCAGGAACAGTGGTTCCCATTGATGTCAAGACTGTGGCTGATCTTCACGCTGCGCTCAGGTACACGGTTGAGCAGTTGAAAGCACTGCGTGACGAGATGGAAGAACTGCAAGACGAGGATGACAAGCCTCAGTTCCGTGACTGTCCAGTGTGTCGCCAGGATGTTCTGATGTTGACAGGCAATGGATTGAACTGGAAATGCGGAACTTGTGGGCATTACGAGAGAGTTGAAAGGCAAGAACCATGAGCATTGAGGCCATGCGGCAGGCTCTGGAGGCGTTGGAAAAGCACGAGCCTTTGTATCTGGACAGGGGATATGCCTTTATCAGTTTCCCGGTTGAACATGAGAAGCACCCAAAGAAACGTGAATGGGTTAGTCTGACAGATCAAGAAAGGTTACAGATTGCATTGACTGTTAAGCAGTACAAACTTAGCCAGGTTGATTACTCAAAGGCAGTTTACATGGCATGGGAAGCCAAGTTAAAGGAAAAGAACTATGACTAAAAAGAAAAAGAGATTGACAGTGTTTGTATCAGATGACATCGACAAGATCAGGACTCGTCTGCATGAGGAGACTGGTGTGCTGATGACCTATGTGCAGTTGTTCGATTACCTGATCAACTACTACTATAAGAACCAGAAGGTTCAAACAACCTGGAGATGACAATGGACAGAGATGAAATCATCCGCATGGCGCGAGAGGCTGGATTGCCGTATGAGTACGACACCGGACGTATTCTTTATTTGAAACAACTTGAACGCTTTGCCGCCCTTGTCGCCGCCGCAGAGCGTGAGGCGTGTGCCAGCATGGCCGAGGCTTTCCATCATCACCAGTACGACTTCACCGGCAATCTTGAGCTGCATGAAGCCATCCGAGCAAGGGGACAAGCATGAACGATAAGATCAAGGAAATAGAGCGCAGGTTAGCGGTTCTGGAGGACGGTGTTTCCACGCTTCAGGACTGCATTTTGAAACTGGTAGAGTCGCACTCTCAGCAGTCTCACTGGATGACCCTGATGGCCAGGCAGGTCAGGCAGATGGCCCATGAGATGGATACAGACATTGAACCACCAAGGATGAACTGATGCACGGAGGAGCAAGGCCAGGGGCGGGCAGAAAGCGTACCCAGATAGATGAGAAAAGGATGTTCACCCTGATCAAGCAGGGTGTGACGTATGAGGAGATAGCCAGAAGGTTTGGAGTGACCAAGGATGCCATCAAGTACGCTGTCAAACATCCTACGCAAGCCGTACAGAAGGATGAAGAACACAGGCCCACTGCCCGAGCGTGGGATTCTGGAGAGAGCCAGGGCTAGAGAACTGCTGGATACCTGGGAAGCAACGAAGGATAAAGCCCTTATCGAGCGTCATCTGACCGCGGGTGAGGCTTGGTATGGGGAAGGGTCTTGCGAGCGCATACGGGGCCATATGAGGGCTATCAGTGATGCCAGGAAGAACATGACCGGGGGGTAGCAGTAATTGTGGGGAATTATTGCTACCGATTTGGGGGTAGTTTCCAGATTATTTCCCCACAATCTGGGCTAGAAATTTCCATCGGCCCCACATCAGGGGACTTGCCTACCTATCCGGGTATACCCTAGTGTACCTATAAGTATTCATAGGGTAAACCCTACCTATAGGTAGAAAGTACTAATGCGCTAGGTTAACGCATAGAACCTGCAACTGGGCGCGTTTTCCATGCTATCGGGCCGGGTTTGGGGTTTGCCAGGGCGAGACAATGGGCGCGACAATCCGGGCCAACATGGGCGCGTCTGACCATTGTCCGGGGTTGTCAATATTTATTTTCGGGGATTATGGTTTATCCCTATTACATAACGCATTGTGGTGCGTTATATTTTGTGCATCGGCAGGCAATCAGGCCACCGATACATCAGTAAACCACCTATTAAGGGGATCAAGATGACACACAGAAAGATCGGCGGAATACATTTTGTCCGCATGGGGCGTTTCGGCGCCTCGTTCTATATCACCAAAGCAAAACCTACAGAAAAAACCCCTGTGCTCGATGTGCTGACAGCTGTCGCCATGGGTCTCATGTTCGCTACTTTTCTTTTCCTGGGGGTGTGATATGGCAATCCGAATCAGTAAAACGTCTAAGCTCGACGGAATTCGTTCATGGTCTCTACAAGCATTGGATACTTGTCCTGGCAGTAAAAACGCAGACGGCACGCTAGTCGATGCCTGCAGCGGGTGTTATGCGACAACGGGTAATTACGTTTTCGGTAACGTGAAGGCCCCCAGACTCGAGAATCGCGAAGACTGGCAGCGCTTGGAATGGGTGGATGAAATGGTTCGAACCCTGGCAAAAGATAGGTTTTTCAGATGGTTTGACAGTGGCGATATGTATACCATCGGACTAGCCCAGAAAATCCATGAAGTGATGCAGCGCACGCCCTGGGTTCAGCATTGGTTACCTACCCGGATGCATAAATTCCCTAAATTTCGGGCAGTGTTGCGCGAGATGATGGCCCTCGAGAATGTAATGGTTCGATTCTCGAGCGATTCGATCCGGGGCCAGTTTACCAAGGGGCTGCATGGTTCTGTCATTGTCCCCACTGCTGACGATGTGCCAGCGGGTGTGTCATTGTGTGGCGCGTATTCTCGAGGTGGGGTGTGCGGTGGGTGTCGTGCGTGCTGGGATCGATCTGTTCCGGCGATAGCTTACCCGGCACATGGTAAGAAAATGCAAAAAGTAATCAATATTAAGGTGGCAGCATGACACACGATCAAATTAGGGATTATTTCGACACACACCCGAACGTCACACTAGCCCAATTGTCACGCATGACAGGGTTGTCAGTGGCAGACCTTAAAAAGATCTTAATGGGGTGACAGTATGACAATTGATCAATTCTATGCATTGTCAGCCCTGGCGCGTCTAAAGATGGGCGGGAAAGCGCATCGGGGCGCGTTATTGGTGCTGGTTAAGGGTAACACTCAGACCCAGGCTGCAAGCGA